AAAGTCATGCGTGAGTACGGCAAAGGAGAACTGCATTCGGGCAGCAAAAAAGGCCCCGTAGTCAAATCCCGCAAACAAGCCATCGCTATCGCTATGAGCGAGGCTGGAATGACCAAAAAACCCACCAAAAAGCGCAAGAAATAGTCATGGCACCCAAAAAACCCGGCCTTTACGCGAATATCGCCGCCAAACGCAAACGCATAGCCGCCGGTAGCGGCGAAAAGATGCGTAAACCCGGCACTAAAGGCGCCCCAACCGCCGCCGCCTTCCGTGCATCCGCCAAAACCGCCAAAAAACGGAGAAAGTAACCATGGCTGCCGTCGCTAACACCGCCATCGACCGCTACACCAACGTGGTCGAATTCACAGGTGGCACACTAACCGCCGTAGACGACTGGATGGAAGTCCCCGCCCACTCCAGCAGCTACACATTTGCCGCCACCGTAACCGGCGGCGCCAACTTCCAACTTGCCCTCGAAGCCAGCTTCAACGGCAACGGCAACTGGTTCACCATCGACACCAGCAAAACCATCAACTCCAACGGTCAATACATTTACTTCTACGACGGCAAAGCCGCCGCCAAGATCCGTATGCGCATCGCCTCCATCAGCTCTGGAACACCCAGCATTGTTCCCCACATCGGCGTCGCGTACCACGGCTAATGGCCATCCAAACAGTTAACGGAGGCTGTATTCACATCGAAATTGATGCTGAAGACGGCCTCACCCACGCAACCTTTGTCTTCAAATCACCCCAAAACCCCGAAATCCTCGGCGGTTTTGTCTCCATGCTCGCCCAAGGCATCGAAGTACTGGTACCAATCTCCGACCCCAACGACGAGGAAGAAGACGATGATTGAATATCGCGGCGAAAAATTCTCGGGCTACAACAAACCCAAACGCACCCCCAATCACCCAAACAAATCACACGTTGTCCTTGCAAAAGAAGGCGAAAAAGTAAAACTTATCCGCTTCGGCCAACAAGGAGTCTCTGGTTCACCAGCCAAAAAAGGTGAATCCGCTGCCGATAAAGCCCGCCGTGCTTCCTTCAAAGCTCGCCACGCATCAAACATTGCAAAAGGCAAGATGTCAGCCGCCTACTGGGCAGACAAAACTAAGTGGTGACGACTCTGCCAAAATAAGTACAAAGTAGGAGTCAAGCCGTGGTCTACAGCGCCAACATCCCCCCAACTGGAGCTGTAGTCAGCGAATCCCCCTTCGTCCGCAGTCTCGACGTCATCGCAATGATGTCCAACTGGAGCGTGATGGCTGCCGTCACCAAAGGTACGAATTACATCCGCGACATGGCAGAAACCTATCTGCCACAGGAACCGCGTGAAGACGACGACGCCTACGAAACCCGCGTCGACCGCAGCGTCCTCAGCCCTACACCAGCCGTCTAATCGAAACCGCCGCTGGCGCCATCCTGCGCAAGCCCATCCACATCGAAGGCGACCCCTACTGGCTGGAACTCGCCCAAAACATCGACGGCATCGGCTCGAACATCAACGAATATGCCCGCCGCGCTTTGGTGAGCAGCCTGACCTATGGCCACAGCGCAATCTTGGTGGACTACCCCGCAGCAATGGGAGCCCGCAATCTTGCTGAGGAACGCGCCCAGGGCCGCCGCCCCTACTTTGTCCACATCGACGCCCCCCAAATCTGGGGCTGGCGCAAAGAATCCACAACCAACCGTCTCCTCCAAGTCCGAATCCACGACTACAACGTCCGCCCTGTAAACGAATTCGGCGAAGAACAAATCGAGGAGATGCGCGTCATCTACCCCGGCCGCTACGACCTCTACACCTTGGGCCAAGAACTTGTCGAGTTCACTGCCACCGGTGGCTACAGCCTCGACGAAATCCCCCTAGTCCCGATCTACAGCAACCGCCGTGGTGTGCTGGTCTCCCAGCCCCCGCTTCTGGACATCGCCAACCTCAATATCACGCACTATCAACGCCAAGCCGATTTAATCCACGCTCTCCACATCGCCGCCATGCCTACCCTCGTCCTAGAGGGGTGGGACGACACCACCGGCAGCGCAACGATGGGCGTCAATTACGCCATTGCTATGCAACCGGGCAACAAGGCGTACTACGTCCAAGCCGACGCCACCAGTTTCGACGCCCAAATGGCAGAACTCCAATCCTTGGAGGGTCAAATGTCGACGCTGGGCGTCACGAAGCTTTTCGGTCAGAAGTTCGTCGCTGAATCTGCCGAGGCCAAGCGCATCGACCAAGCCCAGTCCAATAGCGTCCTCTCCATCATCAGCCAAGAACTGGAAAGCGCCCTCAACCAAGCCTTCGCTTTCGCCGCCCAATACGTCGGCATCGAACCCCCCGAAATCACCATCGACCGCGACTTCGACTATTACCGCCTAATCGGCCAAGACGTCTCTGTCCTAGCCCAACTTAACCAAATGGGCAAAATCAGCGACTCCATGCTGCTGGAGATCCTGCGTCGCGGCGAAGTCCTCCCCGACAACATCAACATTGAAGACGAAGTAGAAGCCGCCGGCCGTTCTGCTATTGAAGTAGCCGAACCAGCCGAAACCAGCGAAGAGCCCGATTCCTCAGAAGAGTCTCCCGAGTCTTAACTGCTAAAGTACATTTGTCCAAGTAATACACCACCGTGCCCGAAGAACAGCAAGCCCCAGTTACTCCTGTGGAGACTGGAGTTCCTCAGCCTGTGGCTGAAAGCCTGGATCTGGCCGCCCAACTCGAAGCCCTTCGTGCGAAAAACCAAGAACTAATCGCCGAGCGCCGCAAAGACCGCGAAAATCGCGAAACTCTGCAACGCCAACTCGAAGAAGTTCGCACCGCCCAAGAACAAGCCAAGACCGCAAAACTAGCCGAGTCAGGCGAGTACAAAACCCTCTGGGAAGAAGCACAAAGTACCGTCGCCCAACTCAAGCAACAACTCGCCACTAAAGAAGCCGAAGTCGATCAAATTCGCCAAGGCTTCACTCAAGAACAAATCAAATCTGCGGCCATCGCACAACTTTCCCAAGCTGGTGCACTGGCCCCCGATCAGCTGTATCGTCTATTGCAGGAGAACTTACGTACCAAAGAAGGACAGCCTGTGGCTGTTGTCGGCGGCGTCGAAGTTCCAGTTGGTGAATACATCGCCAACTTAAAAAACCCCGGCAGCGGTTACGAGCACCACTTTGCAGCGACTAACCGCGCCGGCATGGGTGTCACGGGTAGTGCCCGCGCCACCGCTCTCCCCGGCCAAAACAACCCTTGGTCTAAGGACAGCTGGAACCTCACCGAGCAAATGGTGATGCTTACCACTGACCCCGACAAGGCCCGACTCCTTCGGGCAGAGGCCGGCATCTAGCCCCTGTGGGGCACCTCCCCAACCTTGACTCCACTGGAGCTATCCAATGTCTGCATCTAACAGCAACTTCGGGGGAACTTTCCTCTCGAACCTTGTAACCCGTCCTGAATTCCTTCAGTACACCGCTGAGGGCATCTTCGAGCAGTCGAAGTGGGTCCAGAGCGGCATCATCCAGCGCAACGCTGCCCTTGACGCTCGTGCCGGCGGCACCCGCGTGCGCGTGCCTTTCTTCGATCCCATCGCCCCCACCGAAACCCAGATCCTCTCCACCTCCAGCTGGAACGGTGGCCTGGGTTATCTGACCGCTCAGAACGTCACTGCCGACGAGCAGATCATGACGATTCTGCACCGTGGCTTCGCCTACGCGGCAGACGACCTCAGCAAACTCGGCTCTGGTGCTGACCCCCTCAGTCACGTCCGCAACCAACTGACTGCGGCCATCAACAAGCTGAAGACCGCCACTTTGGCAGCCCAACTGCTGGGTCTGTTTGGCGGCATCAGCGGTGCCGGCGTTCTGGGTGGCAACCAAACCAACAAATCGTTTGCTGGTGTGCCCGGTTCGATGACCGAGGCCAACTTCCTGAACGTGGCCAACGTGGTGGCTGCCAAGGCCAAGCTGGGTGAGCGAGGCGACAACCTCGACTCCATCGCCATGCACTCCAACGTGGCGTACTACCTCCAGCAAGTCGGGATGCTGAGCTTCAGCACCTCTGCCTTGTCTGCATCTGGCGCCATTGTGTGGGGCGCCGGCGGTGTGGGTGTAACCCAAACCGAGGTGCCTTTCTTCGCCGGTCTCCGTGTGGTGATCGACGACCAACTGACCTACCTGACCGGCGGCACTTCCACCCACGCGGTGAAGTATCCGGTCTATCTGTTCCAGAGCGGGGTTGTTTCTGAGGGAATTCAGCAGGACCTTCGCCTCGCTGCAGATAGGAACATCCTGTCGATGCAGGACATCCTGGCCGTGGATTACCACTACGGTTACCACGTAACCGGCACCAAGTGGAACGTGGCCGGCGACAACCCGACCAACGCTGCCACCACCGGCAACCTGGCCGACACCGCCTCTTGGAGCCTGGTCTACAGCGCCGCCAAGCAAGTGCCCCTGTGCCGCCTGCTGGTCAACACCCCCTTCGATACCACCGCCTACTGATCCTTCAGTCACGGCATCAAAAAGGCCCCCAACTCGGGGGCCTTTTCTTTTACCTACTCAACCGTCAATTTCACCAATCCTCATCCTCTCCTGATACTCAAAGATCTCTGGAGCCCGCCCCACCATCTTGTACGAGTGGGTCAACAGCTCACGAAACACATGCGGACTCACCACCAATTCTTGCTGGATCGCCTCGGCATCTTCACCAGCAGCAACCTTGGTGCGAATAGCCTCAGCAACCACCTCAAGCGAGCGCACCTCAGCACCCGGAGCAGCCGAAAGCGCCGCCGTTTCTACACTGCCTTCAGTGCTGGAACTTTTGCGAGCAGGCATGGAAATTGTCCGTCTTTTCGTACTACATGATAAAACCCGTTCTTACGTTGACGTTCCTTACGGCAAACACCTAGAAGCCCAAGCTGAAATTGAAATGCAAGGTGCAGAGGTGTACCACGCCGCAGTACTCAATCCTCCTATCAAACAAAGGAAATCCCGCACTGGCGCTAGACTCAAACAAAGGATGTATTAAGCCGTGCCAGCCGCCATCGACGCCACATTGAGCGGGGCCTCGGCCAACTCATACGTGACGCTGGCTGGTGCCAACACGTATTTCGAGACGGTTCCCGATAGCACCACTTGGACCAGCAAAACAGACGACCAGAAAAACCGCGCCCTGATTTCCGCGACCCGCTGGATCGACGCACTGAGTTTTTATGGTGACCGCTGCACCGAAACTCAAGCCCTGAAGTGGCCCCGCGAGGACTACAAAGTTGACGGCATCGACCTTGCCTGCACTCTGATCCCAGAGCCAATCAAAGTCGCCACCTACGAACTGGCACGCGCCCTCGCCAACGACACCGACGCCATCACAGGCACCACCGGCACCACCGGCATCTACGACGAGGTGGAACTCGGCGAACTCAAGGTCAAGTACAACAAAACCAGCCAAACCAGCGGCGTCATCAACAACGTCTTCGACGTCTACCCCTGGCTCCAGTCCTACCTAGGCCCCTACTGCATGGGCGGCGCCGCAAACTACGCCGTCCGTCTCTTCCGAGGTTGATATGGGCCTCATCGACGACGTATTCGCCCCTGTGCCCACCTCCGTCCTAGCCGACTGGGGCCAGAACATCACGTACATCAAAACCACCACACCCCGCACCTACAACCCGACTACTGGCGCAGTGACTGGCGCGGACACCAACGTCACCGTCAAAGCCGTAATCACCCGCCTAAACCCCCGCGAATCCGAGGGCCTATACCAAACCACCGATCTCAAGGTAATTATCGGCACCAGCGAGCTTGGAACGTATTATCCCACCGAAGCTGACCGTATCCAATACACCCAAGACGGCGTAACCCGCGAAGCCAAGATCATCAACATCACGTCTTATCGCGGCGACAATCCCGTCATGCATACCTTGATTGCGAGGCCCCAGTAATGGCAAAAAAAGGTTTCTGGCAAGGCGGCAAAGAACTCGCGGAAGAGCTGGATCGTTTAGGTGGATCCATCGCACTGATCGGCCCTACGTTGGCAGCCGAGCGCATTGTCCGAGAAGTACAGCAAGCCGGCCCAAGCTGGACTGGAAAGTTCTCAAACTCTTGGCAAATTGAAGGTCCCCAAGGTCAACTCGTCAAAGGCGACGGCCAACCCGGCGAACCCCGCCCCGTCGAATTCACATCCACTCCCTTTACCGGCCGCCAAGCCACAGCAACACTATTCAGAACAACAGTCCTAAAGGACAAAATTGTCTATAGGATCTCTAACTTCTCTCCTTACGCCGCCGAAGCCACCGACGAAGTACAAGGTACTTTTGCGCGACCTAAAAACGCTCCTATTCCCCAAACTCAGCTTGGTCTAAGTAAGTGGGATCCGCAAGATACAACGCGCTTACCTAATACATACAGGGGTCAAACAGAAGGAGGCCGGCCAGACGGTACTGCCAGCCGTACAGCTCCATTGGACTGGCTAGCAACGTATGCTGCTGCCGGAATAAATCGCGCGATCAAAATAGAAATGGATGCTGCGCTAAGGAGCCCCCGATGAATTACCAAGCAATCCGCGCCGCAGTCGAAAATCCCCTACTGACTGCCTTCAATGCACTGGTACCTCCGGTACCGGTTTACTTTGACAACATCACGGCGGTCCCGCCTAACACCACCACTGAATACGTTCGCGTCAATGTTACTTTCGGCATTACCAACGAGCCCACCCTCACTTCGAGCGTTGACGCAGCTCGTGGCGCAGTGGTCATCCGTATTTTTACTGAAAAGGGTAAAGGCCCCGCCCGTAATCAAACCCTACTAACCACAGCTGTAAACGTACTAGAGACACTCAACAACAGCACAAAAAGCACTACAGGCGTCTATTTCAAAGTCGGCCAAATTAACGGACCTACATTTTCTACCACTGAGGAATCTCCCCACTTCATGGGACGCATCGAGACTTCCTACGTAGCAACTGTGCTGTCATAGGAAATGTTTGTGTTGGGCGCTAACCTGTATTAAGCCGGGCAGTGCCCGCCCACAAACGTCATCTTTGGTACGCCAATGGCCACCACTGTTCTGTCCGGCACGTCCGGCGCCCTCTACTACAAACCCGCCGGCACCA